GCCAATATACCTTTACCAACTAAATCACCTGGCAGTGTAAAATTCTTAATGTGCATAATCTCTGATTGATCGTAAGTACGCTCATCAATTTTGTAAATGATTCTGCCTTTGTCGGTACTTACTTGTACGCGATCAGGTGATACTGGATAAATTGAATCAGGTAATCCATTAGCACCTGGTTCACCCAATACTGCAACATAATTACCATGAATAATTAAAGCCGCCGCCATTGCGCTAATTGTTTCCATCCGAGTTTCAGTTGGCACTGGGCGCATTAAAATTTGTGGTGTTGGTAATACTTCGCGCTTATTACGATATGCACAAAGCGGAAGCGCACCAATCGCATCACTAATTAAAGTTATACCGCGATAGATTGCCGGAATACCTAAAGCGGTATTTTGATCTACATAAGCACCTGCCCAATTGCCTTCAAAGAATCGGCCAACTCTACCCAAAGAATCTACATAGCCTGAAGATGTATAAACCATAGATGATTGAATTTGTCTTTTAAGCAATCGGCCTAGCATTATTTACCTCTGTTTTCCAAAGCAATACCAAATAAAACTAAAAATGCACCCGATAATATTACCGCTATCAGTGGGTTAATTGTTGCGACACCTGCAACTATCACTAAAGAACCTATTATTTGTAAAACTGATGATATGTATTTCATTAGTATATTTTACTCCTTGCAACCGGCTGATCTTCTATTTTTGTTACCACACCATAGCGTGCCAGCGTAACCGCTACAAGTGGCGTGATGTTAGTTGTGCTTTGGCGATTCCATGCCCAGGAATCACCCAATGGCCGTTTAGTTGAACCCATAATGGCTGTTTTTAAATTAGGGTCATCTAAATGGCATATAGTTTTGGCCTGTACTGCATCATAGAATGAACCACATGCCATAGCGTAATCACGCAAGTGAATAGACATAACGCCTATGTTTTCTTTTTCCAGTTCGGCTATCAATGATGCCGCCGGTGATCCAGTATCAATTACCACCTTTGTGTTATATCTCTTACATAACTCAACTAAGCGTGGCAATACCCATGATGTACCTTCTTTACACTCAATCAACTCAACCGGTGTAAAATCTCTTACTAAGCCTGATGCACCTATTGAAGCCTTATCGCGCTCACGCGATATGTCCACACCAAAGACAATTTGATTGCCTACTGCAATATCTGTTCTAGCCAAAGAATCCCACAATTCAGTATTGATCACCTGTACTGCATCTCTTGATGGCCATACATTTAACCATTCCTTTGTAAATATTTCAGGGCTATTAGTTGTAGCCGCTTCTTTCACCGCATCTAGCAATACGCCTTTTTCTTCATGCAATGAAGGTATAGCCTGATACCAAACTTCTTGATCCATATAATCAAAATCATCTGATGATGGACACCATTCAAACCATGCAAGTTTGTTTTGTGGTTCGGCTATTTCGCGGTGGCCTATTTCGCGGTAATGCTCTAATAACTCAGATTCTCCCGGCCTGCCGGCATTAGATAAAATCCATAACTGACCATTGCGTTTAGTTGCAAGTGTTGGCTGTAAATTAGCAATCAGTGATAGTGGATGGGTTAATGCTTCATCAATAACCATTAAATTTAAACTAAGGCCGCGTGCGCCTTTATCATTAGGTGTAACAATTCCATAAGTTGATCCATTACGCATGTATATCTTTTCACTGCCATTAACCCTAGATACCCTAGCAATGCGTTTAGCAAACTTAGGTGATAATTGAAAACTTAATAAATGTTCTTCCCATTTACTCTTAGCCATATTGCGGTCTTGGGCTGTATATGCAACATGTCTTTTAGGTTGTAATAACTCATAAGCAATACGCGTTTCAATAAGTTTGCTTTTACCATTCTGCCTGCCTACCTGAGCGCATACTGATCTGTACTTGTATAACCCGGTTGCATCTTTTTCTAAACCTACATCTGCTACATAGCGTTGCCAATCAAATAAATCAAAACCTAATAAGTTTGCTACCTGGGCTAATTTATCGCCATCTGTTTCACACGCTTCATCTCTTAATGATGCCCATCTAGGCGTACATAAGGATTTACTCAAATATATCATCCTCATCAGGCAATGCACATGAATCCCATATTTCACGCAACTCTTTAGATATAGATGGGATTGTATGACCACCCTTACCGGATTCTTCAATGCGATCCCAGGCGCGTGCTAAACCTAATAACATCTCACGCTTAACATCATCAATATCATTACGGCCTTGCAATGATTTGACCATAGCGGCAGTGTGCCGGCCTAACTTCTTTTTAGGCTTACCACTTGCGACTATTTTTAATTGCTTTGCGTTTTGCATTTCCATATTTAGCCCCCCTTGAATAGTTACAACTTGCACATGATGGTCTTAATGAACCCACCCAAAGTTCCGGTGACGGAAAGGAATCAATGGGTGGTTCATGGTCTAGCGTGGTTGCGACAGCCTTTTTGCAGTAAAAACATTTTGGTTTTTGAGCCAAAACAATTTCTCTAATTTTTTTATAGTTCCCATTATATTTTCTACTTTTTAAAGTTTTCATTTTTAATTAGTTTTTTTTCTGCACAATTTTGGATGCGCCGGGGAGAGAGAAAACGCGAACGGCGGCGTATTCTGCACACGCTCAAAATAGGAAAAAACGGCCATTTTTATTTAATCTACCTTACTTACCAGCACATGAAGCGTGCCTGTACCTGAACCACTTACAGCCCACAAATCTTCACCCTCTGTTAATGACAACCTAACTTCATCACCATTGTCCATTAGGTAACCATTGCTTGATGTCACACCACTATTGCCAATGTACACTGCATGTTTAGCATGTAACAGTACATCTCTTTGTACATTATCCACGCTGATTATTGATTGACTTGTTGTAGTTACTGTTACCTGACTATTTATTATTGCCATTGATCTGTTCCTCACTCTGTAATCTCTTACGCCTGAAGCGTTCAAAGTCTTTGTGTTGCTTCTGACCTATCCACATCTTGCGTTGGTGTTCCATTTGTACACCTGTATGTGCATATAGTTTATACCCAAAACTCTTAGCCCTGATGCACCACAACAGATCGTCACCAACCCATTCATGATGCAGTGGCATGTCCTGATAGAAGCACCACTTACTACCCTGATGTGTTTGATCTGCTTCTTTTACAAACCTTTCAAACACTGACCTATGCACAATGATTGCACCTGTACCGGCGGCATCTACTTCAATCACACTATCTTCTTCATAATCATGTACTGCATATAAGCCATTGTCAGTACCCATCTTAAATATGCAAGGCACTGGTTCTAGGTATAACTCACCAACATCCCAACCACCATGTACTACACCTGACACAATAGGCCGCTTATCTTTATCGGCTGCCGCTACTAACTTCTTAAAATGATCTACTGTAAACCTTTGATCTGTATCTATCTGCAATAGCCAATCATCTGTTGTTTTCTCTAAGAAGGTTGCAACTATCTGATTGCGTAACCTACTAATAACGCCTGATCCTTGTAGGCTAATGAACTGACCTAATTGCTTTTGTGATCTAGCAACATCCAATATGCTGGTCATAAAATCTGTTACTACATGCCCAGGTGATGTTATGCCTATTGTAATTTTCTCTGTATCTTTCAATGCCATCCCTTCTTCTGAAAATGTTGCCATGCCTTGCAGGCATTAGGTATGCCATTGGCTTTATCAACCCATCCATACCGGTGGCCAATATAACGCTTTCCCCATTCAATCTGCTTTATCCCACTCGCTGTTTTTAAATATTCTGATCTACCCTGTGGAATCCCATGATGACTACCATTCTTAGCCTTTGGGTCAAACCGGCTTTCATGGTGGTATAAATCTATTAAACAATAGGCTTGATCTATATTGTTAATTTCCGTAACTATGTATTGCTTATAGTGTTTAGGTTTATAGTGGGGTAACCCAAAAGCGTGTTGTGTATTTATCAATAATATTATTAAAACTAACAGAACTGTTTTTAGTTTTTTATTTGATACCTGGGTAACTTGATTTTTAGCAAAGCCCCCCCACCCCCATAAAAATTTTTTTCTATGGGTTAGGAAGTGCCACACCTGGTATAACCGACCTTCAGTGTAAGCCCCCACAAACCGGCGTAAAGATAACATAGATTTACCCCCATTGGTCAATCTTTGAAAAATACGGCGTGTTTAGCCTTTTTTAACATTTGACAGGTAAGGCACGGATCATCTCTCATAATCCATGCCCCACACTGATCACATCTGATTGGTTCGCTCATGCGCTCTTTCCAATAACAAATCAACCATCTCTAAAAATGGCCGGCAATGCCTTTTACTGGTCATGTAAAACCTTTCCTCAATATCCCTTTGTGCATCATAAAAGGTTGTGATTGTCCAATATTGCTTAGTTGCCGTTGGAATTACAAAGATACCCCTGGTAATTTGGCTAATTATTACATAAGCCCAGGGTTTAATTACCTTAGAATCATACCCATGCACTGTATCTACAATCAATGGATTATGTGGGAAGTCATCAGCATTTTTAAATGACCTGCTAGAACTTTTAATTTCTAGCACCAAGTCATCTATAACAATATCCTTTTCATTTAAGGTTTTATTGATTCTTTCATCATAGGTAGCCGCCATACTAAATTCAGGTACTACTACATTTGGCACGCCAAAGGTTTGCAATAAATCGGCTACATAAAGATTAAAACCATGTCCTTCACGCATAGCCGTTTCATAATTAAACTTTGCCATTGATGCACCCACAACTCACACACTCTTTGTAGCCATGTTGTGTATAAAATCTTGCATCATTGCAGTAGTAACATTTTTCTATATCCGGTATTAAATCTACTTCAATACCATTATCAGTAAATGTAGCCCTAACCCCATGCTTATCTATGATCTCCATATCACCCATTGTTAGCACCCGGGTAGAACCACTTGCCGTCTTTACTCATAGTTGCCCACTTAGCCGGGCATCCTTTAGGACATGTATATCCGTAGTAGGGCGTGCCGCGACCCTTTGCAATTCCAGTTTTAAGAATCATCTGACCATGTTCACAATATTGAATTGCAGGCACATCTGATGCAACTGCATCAACCACCTGTTCTAAATTCATGGGTACTGGATCAACACTTGGCTTTTCATCTTCGGTAAACCGCTCACGCAATACCCTTTCCATCAACGCTGACTTGCTACCAGGTCTGCCGTAGATCGCCTTTACAGGTTCTTTTTTAACTGGCCTTGATAACAGTTCTTCATTCAATTTTTCAGTAGGTGTAACTGCCCAGGGTTGCCTTTCCTTAGCCGCTATAACTTCTTGCTTTGATGCAACTCTTTTTGTTGCAGATTTCATAGCCGCAACTATGGCTCTACCCCATGCCGAAGTTTCACATATCATAAGTTCACTGCCGGCGGTCATGCCTTTACCTGGGATTTGTTCCCAGGCAACTGCAACTCCAGGGCGAACATCATGTGGATCGCGGTAACAGGCGGCTGTATAAACCACATAAGTTTTACCTTCCACCTGCACAATGTCATAAGGCTTATTAGGATTGTATGGTTGCAATGATGCTTCCGGATACGCTTCTTTCAATTGGGCTATGCGTTCAGCCACATCAACATAATCATTCATGTTCATTATTTGTTTTCCCTATCCCAAAGGCTTACAACCTTTTCCATTAAGTAATCATTATCTTCTTGCAATTGTTTTGTACGCAACACTGGATGATTAGTTGTCGGATAATCGGTCACTGTAAATTTTCGTACCTTAACAGATGATTGTCTTGTATCGGCACTGCCGCGTTTATAGCCACTCTTAAAACCTTTGTCGTAGCCATTTTCTACTGCAATGATCCAGGTTGCCATTAACATCAACCCCACCAATGCAAACAATATGATGGTAATTAACCACCCTAATATTTCATAGTTCATATTTCACCGCTTCCTTGAACTTGTCTAACCAATAGGCTTCAACCATTTTGGCTGATAGCCTTCCTCTGATCTGCCTAGCACCAATAGCCTTTTTGGCGTGTTGGCGGATCAGGGAAGCCTTTACAAAATGCTTACGCTTCTCATCAACATAAGCACCTGATTGTTTATCGTATTTAACTAATTCCAACTCATCACCATTTCTAATTCAGCCGGCAATTCCACTGGATCAACATCATTGATTACCTGGTAGATAGAACCATTTGGGTGTATAGATGGTGGTAACACCACATAACCTTTATGTTTAATATCTATACCCGGTATCAGTTTGCCTTTAAATTGCTTACTCTTATCAGCCAAATAATAAAAGTGAAAACCATTATCTGTTTTAACTGTATGGGTATTAGATGTAACGCACATCCGGCGATACTGTTCCCATAGGGTTCTTGATGATATGTTGCGTATGTCAAAATCCAACACAACTAGATTTGATTGCACAATGGCTAGGCCAATGTTTAAGTCCGGATCATCTTTAAACCACTTTTTAACCAATGACTTTTTGTTACTGGCATCAAGATAACCATGTCGTAAGAACTTACATGGCTCTTTAGATTGTGGCTTCAATGGCATTACAAACCAACCCTTTTCAATATAGGCTAAGGCGTTCATGCGTAAACCCATGATCCGCGATAGTTAGTTGTAAAGCAATATTGACCAACAGCATTATCAAATGAGATGCTAAAGTCATATTTATTTTGCTTTAAAAACTCAGTAGCCAATATTACCGAAGCATAATTTTCTACCCAATAAATAAATAGATGTGACCAACAGATTGAATCTTCAAACCTATCTTTTTGGCTTAGCCAATCCGGTTCAGTTGCCC